GCATCACGAATAAAATCTCCCACAGGTAGTTCCATGTGTCGTAAGGCAAGTGCACGGCGCAGAGTCTCCTCCGCACCCTCCTTGCATTTGCCTTTGGTAGTAGCTACAGGAGTCCAAGTCCGCTTGCGTTCTAGTAGTTTTTGATAAGGATGTTGTCTCATTCTTGACAGTCACAGGTAGGTTCTTTTTCATTCAGTAAATCTGCGAGGTAGTCGTCTACATCTTGTTGATCGAGAGCGGCGTACGCATCAGATTTATCTTGTGTATCGCTCATAACTTGAAGCGAGTAATACAAGGAAGTCTGGGGACTCTTTAGCCACTCTTCGATAAAGGCGTTGTCATACGTGACAACATCACTCCAACTGTTGAAGCTATACCCGTGAAGAAGCCCAGTGCGATCAAGCATCGTCATCATGCCGTCAGCTACACGCTTGTAAGCGTCCCAGCCAACCTCTGATGCAATCTCTACATCGCCATAGAAATATGAGTTGACACCAAAGGTGCCACTGTCCCGGTCAACGACACGGGAGATAGGTGGTGCAATCTCAGGAGTACAGGTGTATCCATCTACATCCTTACTGCGGTAGCTACAGCTCGCAGTAGGAGCGATTGCAAAAGCTCGGTCCATTGAGTAACTGCGTGCGATGTTTGCAGCAGACTCGATGCCGGCAGCGAATTGAGAGACCAGCTCGAATGCAGGTGTCTGGAGAATCTCGCCACCGTTGTATTGTTCAAGTGCACGTCCAAATTGTTCATAACTAACGCCTACACGTCGCAAGAGATTTGCAAGTCCGAGCATTCCAAGACCGACTTGCCGGTCAGTTTCGGGTGGGAGGTATTCACCACTCTCACCAACTCCAGTGGTTGCATGCAATGCACACAATTCAGACATACCTTCGACGAAAGCTTTTGGAATGTCGTCGAACTCGCAGGCACCAAGATTAATATGCTGCAAGAGGCACGTTCCTCGGCTAGGCAAGTACACTTCGAGGCATACGTTGCCTCTAATACGGTTACCGTGTCGGTCATGTTTTACTTTGTTGAGCCAAACGTCTCCAGAGCGAATGCCATTGAGTAGTTCCTCTTTAAAAGGACACGCCTCCCACCATTCATCTGTAATGTTGATGCATCGCTTAGCCCAAGGGAGCTCATGACGTGGTGCTTGTATAAATTCAAGAGCATCAGGATGGCACAGGTCGATGTGCAACACCACAGCACCGTTTTTATACACACCCCCACGTCTGAGTACAGAGTTAAGGGTTGAATAGATTTGGCCAAATGAAACCGGGCCGCTAGAGACAAGTCCCTTTCCATTTTCTGTTCCTTTCGGTCGGAGTTCGGACAGGTGAATAGCAACTCCCGCTCCATTCCTTAAAGCGTGTGACGCAAACCGCCAGCTAGCTTCAATACCTTCTGGACCCTCACAAGAATCTTGCACGTTAAAAATCGTGCATGACACCGGCAAGCGGGAAGTTGGGTCGTCGATCCAGCTCTGGACGCGACCAGTACGGGAGATAAGATTAGACATTATTCTTCAATGTTGTTATCGAAAGTAGGTGGCTCAGCGTTAGTAGCTTCCTTTTCTTTAGGAGTATCACGCTCCCTAATAGCAAGGTCGATAGCTTCTACAGCGCCTTGCAAAGCAATAGTCTGCTCCTTAGATTGCTCAAACTTTTCTAGCAGTTGTGCTCGCAATTCTTCTAGGGTTTTCATACTAAATCTGACAAATCTGGTGGTTGATAATTTGGTCCTTTGAGGACTTTCCCGTCCTCTCGTTTAATAGGTTTGCCGTCATCACCAAGCTTTGACATATTGCTTTGGTGTACGCGGCGTAGTGCTTGCTCAATATCCCAGTCCATGTTTTCTGCATACTGAGCGCATACATAAATAAGATCAGCAAGTTCCTTAAGACACGCCTCTCGATCAGCAGGGTGCATAAGGATCATGTTTGAATCAGCTTCTAGGAACTCTTTGAATTCCTCAACGATCAAATTCCGTTGTCGATTCCTCCCACTCAAAGTATTGGGGATCCCGTATGCTCGGCGGAATTCGATTGCTTGGTTGGATAGCAGTGACATGAGCTAATTCTTTTTCTAAATAGGTGATTGCTTTTTGAATATCTTCAATCCTGCAGTCTTTATAACCAGCTCTGCAGATATATTTGATAGCGTTACCTAGGAAATAATTTAAGTCTTGCTCTCTAATAAAGTCCCAGACTTCTAATGTTCCTCGGGTGTAATAGGATGGGCTGGCCATTTTTTAACTAAGTTACTAACGGTGTTGCAAAGGCAAAAGTTCTGATGTTGCAACGCATCAATGATAGTGATTAGATCCTCTTTGTCTGCCTCAGGAAGCAGATCCCTCATGCGTCGCATCTTGAAGCTCTGCTCCATTGTCAGTGTTACCACTGGTGGTGGGGGTCCAAAGAATCGGACGTTTTCGTTTCCAGTCATAGTCATCTACAGTAAGGATTCGTGCTAGTCGTGCATTTTGTAGTGCAATATCTTCGCCAAGATCTTTTTCTGCAAACGCTTTAACTACAGTGTTCCAGTTGTAGCCTTCTTTGCCAAACAGAATCTCTGCCCGCTTGACTCCAATACCAGGAACACCACCGTAACCATCTGTTTGGTCACCAGCAATAGTTTGAATCAAGTGCCACTTAGCACCATCTTCGGCGTTCACAGTCACATGTTCTTCCATCGTGAACAGGGATCCAGGGATCTGGCGCATATCCTTGTCTGGTGAGACGATGACATTGCCAGGAAATTTTGTGGCATAAATTCCCATCGCATCGTCAGCCTCTAGTGACTCCATGACAACTACATCAAACTCATTCTTGAGTTGATTAATCACACGGCGATAGCCACAAGGTTTCTTACGGTTGCGATGTCCTTTGTATGACGCAAGGATTTCCTTACGGAAATTATACGAGTCTGAGAAGAACAGTACGGGCTCACTAAAACTACCGAACGTTCCAATAATTTTATTTATATCCTTCAGTACATTGGCATATGCTTCACTGAATTTAGATGTAACCATGATGACGTCAGCACCCCAGTCAATCTCTGTCTCTGCTGCAGCACAGCCTTTATAAACAATATAGTCAGCGTCGATGTACAGTTTCATCAGTGCACCTCCGCCCAGTTTCTTCCGATTTTTGCTTCGGCTGCGATTGGGACTCGGAGCTTGTAGTATTCTCCAGCCGCTGCAGCGCTATATACCAAGGATGTTGATAAGTCTTTTGCATGTGTAGGTTCACACTCAAACTGAATCTCGTCATGTACGAAAGCCAGTTGTGAGCAGCATAATTTAGTTTCGTTTACGGTTTGTTGATTGATTAGTAGCCATCGTTTCGCGAGAGCCGCGCTAGACCCCTGTAGTAGGAAATTGAGTGCTTTGTGCGGGCTGTCGAGTGGAATTCTGCGACCGTCAATCGCCTTAATAAATCCTCTATCACTCGCAGCTTTAATAGCAGTAAGGAGCGCATCAAGACCAGGGATTGCCTCAATATACGCTGCACGAATTTCACGGCCTTTGGATTTAGCTCCAGAATCGCTGAGAGATGAGTCATAACTTTTACCTAACTTGAGATCGCCCGCGCCATAAATCATCGCGTAGCTAATTGTTTTCACTTGCTTCCTTGACACGCCAATCTTGTCAGCGTTCTTTTGGTGGATATCACCGTTAATTAGTTCGTTGGCATATTCACCTCCGTCATACCGTGCTAGGTAATGCGAAAGCATTCTCAGCTCCACACCTGCAAGGTCAGCTCCAACCATCACCTGTCCAGGCGTGGGGATAAACAATTGACGGAACCTTTCATCACTCGGAACTTGAGCAAGGTTTGGGTTCCTGTGGGACATACGGAATGTTGCACATCCCACTGAACAATGGTGATGAACTCGATTAGCACTCGTAACAAGCTTCAGCCATGCGTTCGTGCCTTGCGAGATCATCCCCAATTTCTTCGTAATATCGAGACACTTCGCGAAGTCCCCGGCAATCGAGATCCCATCTGAGGCAATCTCCTTCAATATGATCTCGTCTATAACCGGCTTCCCAGTAGTTGTCATCTGGGTCGGCTTCCAACCATAGAATGTGGAAAGGATCCATGCAATATGATCTCGCGATGTTGGATTTAATTCTTTGAGTCGGACTGACTCGCAGTCCTGAAAGTATCCTTGTGTTTTGTTATTTCTTTTAGGATTGAACGTCGAGCCTTCGACGAAAGGATGCCTTTCTTGTAGTATTTTTTTAGTTTCTTCCAGCTCTTTTTGGAGAGCCGATGCAAGCTGCCATGCAGCTCGTTCATCAAAACACCATCCATGTAACTCCTGTTTGGTCATTAATTGAGCGACTTGGTGCTCTAATTGCACCCAGTCAGGTAAGGGCGGAAGTGTTCGCATAATTTGACTGTTACGGTTACGTCCTGTTCGCAATACTGTTCCATCTCAGGACTCCACTCTTTCCAGTCAGTTGTCTTTCCAAAGTTCCCTTTGTATTCACCGAGTCTGTATCCGTAGGACTCCAATGAGTGGCGTCCATACAGTTGTAGAGGCATGTGTTTCCACGCATGCTTCTTATCAATACCCAACATGTTTGGGTGGTAGAGCCTGCTGAGTAACAGCGTGTCTATAACTTCACCTTGTGGTTCAAAGAACTTATAGATCTTTTGGATAGCAGGTATATCGAAGGAGATAATGTTGTGACCAGCTATGCGGTCAGCCGCTTCAAGGCGCGTGACGCCTCTGACAATCGGATCTCTATTACCCTGATCGCTATACATAGCGGTCTCGTTAGTTTCGCTGTCATAGATTGCCAAGCAATGAACGAGGGTAAGATCATTTAGGAGTCCGTTTGTCTCCAGGTCGAATACCAGCATTTTTCCAGTTATATGTTTTGTCTACAAATGCTGCTTTCTTTACTGCTTCATCTGTAGGTGGATGTGGACGGCGTAGATCTAGATCTGTACTAGAAATCGGTAGCCGGGTTGAAATCGGGTTCAGCTTCATGTTCAGTAAATTTACAA